CTGCGTATTATTAATTAATTAAATTATGTATTAAAATGATTAAATTTTTGGTTAGCTTATAGCCCTCCTTCGCGGAGTTATGTGCGTTTTCCTTCGCATGTCGCAAATAAACATTATGTAGAAAACCTGGAAAATCTACGTCGTCCACGCCTATAAAGGGCCAGGTGCTTGTGTGGACGTTAAGAAATGATCGCTCATTTCTTTGATCTTGGCCTCTTCTTAGATAAATCGGAAGAGGTATAGGAAGGTAAGGTCGATGAAGGTGGTTTGGATGCCATTGATGCGACCTGCTTAGTTAGTTTGGCAATTTGTTGCCCTAACTTATTATCTTCCTTTTTAACAACTTTGGCGACAGCAGCCGTTTTCGGTTGTTTAGTTGGTTTTGCCTTTGGTTTCCCTTTGACAAAATCAGTGGCTTTAGCCATAGCTTTCGCTTTATTCTCTTTGTTACCAAATAGGTCTTTGAGCCAATCAACTGCTTTGGGCAGAAATTGTAGTGCGGTCGCAGCAATTGTGCCTAAGTCATTTGCCGAGGCTGGCAATGAATCTGGACGTGCGTGCATAATACCGACTACCATTTGTATGGCTTTTGGGTCAGGTAATGGTAGAGAATGTTGGAATGCAAGTAGGTTTGAGCCCATCATTGGTGAGGCTTCAAATCCTTTAAATGTCTTAACAGTTATATAAGGAACTGATGATAGCGTGGTGCCCGTGACAGATGGTATGGTTAAACCTTCGAACAACGTGTAGGACCAATCGAGGTTATTCCATTTTGTCTCACCAGTAAATGGTGAGGTCAAATTGGATGTAGCCTCTTGTGAATAGAGTGGTACGAAGGTAGTGGCAGATCCAGTGTTATGACAACGCATCAATGAAATTGTTAAACTGTATGGAAAGACATTATTGGTGTCATTAGTTGGTGGTGAAGTTTGCCATTCTGATATAGGACCCATGTTTTGTTGAACAACAAACGCACCATCCTTAGCCGGTCTAGTGGCTGATTTAGATGACAACGTGAGTAAGTCAGAAGCTGTGTGCGGTAGAGCACCGACAGAGAAATACATGGTAGCAGAATTGGGTAATAAAGCTGAGGAGGAATTATTACTTGGTGTCCACACTTGAAACACGAAGGCTGCAGGGATATCTTCAAGTTTGTCAAAATTTGATGCAGGCACCTTCTTTGATCCAACCATAACAAACCCATCAACGCTAGATTGTGACTTAAGGGATTTATTAACGGCGTCAAGTAGACTAGTTCTAGCTGAATTGTTGAGTGAATTAGCATAATCAAGAAATGATAATGTGTCAAATGTATTCAGGTTAGGTCTAAAATTTGCTGTGGTTACTGTGCCCTGGTTGTTAAAGTCAGTGGCGTTGAGGTAATACGTGTTGGATCCGTAGACAGTTCGAAATTGTGATATATCTGTAGTGAACTGGTTGAAATTATAACCAGCACAATTAGCAGATGTAGTGGCAACCTGTCTAATGTTTGGATAACTTCCAACGACCACGTTTTGGTTTTGGGGTTGTACCCACTCATTAGAGTTAACCAGATGGAAAACATAAGTGGAAGCGTACAAACCAGATGTTTGAACAAAAAGCATGGACGATGGGTTAATTGTGCTTGTGGTGGTGGCACTGGTAGGCAGAGTGATGATTGGTGGGTGATTGGACTCGCCTTTAACTTCCACAGTGATCACATTAGCAGCTGAATTGTCAGGTGTGCCGATGTAACCAGCGGGGATGATTGTTGGAGGGTGCGTCAATTTCTTAACGTACGCAGCGCCAGCGGTCGTGTCGGCTTCGATGACTACGGGCCCGACGCGCATAATTTGCTTAACTTCACTGGAAGATTGGTTTTCTAAGTTGGAGGCCATGATTAGCAATAGTTACTTAAATTGTATTTTCAATTTAAAATCATGACACAGATCTGTAGGTAGGAGAAGATTTGTATGAGATTCGTATGATGTGTTTGACGCAATTAATATTGCGGTATGTGTTTAAAAACACTCTCAAGTTTAGGCCATTTAACTTTCATTGCATTCATAAGAAAGTCAAATAGCGTCTCAGCTTGGTCAAAGGGAATGTTATAAACATAGCTGTTACCAGCACAACACATCATCTTTTGGTTTTGTGTGACTACTGTTTGCAACGTCGCACGTATACCAATCTTAACTTCGTTGAGGTGTTCTTGGTTAAGATATGTGGCACCTAAAACCCTGCACGTTTTGCGTACTAGGTCGGGTACCATCCCGTCATCAGTTAAAATGAAACTAGCAAAATCACCAGCATCACTCATGTGCGCTTTAAGTATAGATCCAGCTTCCTTGACATACCTTAGCCCTTCATCAGTCATGATTGCGGCTTTACAATAAACCGCAGAGTCATCACCTTTAAATAGTGCAAATTGTTTGTCTTGGAAATCATAAAGATAGTGCATTAGTGCCATATTACAGATTGTGTTTTCAAGTATAGTGAAAGGGTTACCTGAAAACTGTTTGGAATTACCGTATGCTTTAGCTTTGCCTAATTTGGAAAAATAGATCATGACCCAGGAGCTCCTGAATTCTGTCCAGTATTCTAACAAATGTTCTGGCATGCCAGCATACCCATAGATCCGTTTCATGAATTCTGACATGGCATTATTAAATGATGAATCCCATTCTGAAATGTCGCAGCAAAACCATTTACTTTTTTTGGACCTTTTCATAGCAGCCAGATACTCTTTCGAAATGGTGGCGTCATCGTCGAATGTGGCAATGATAGTTGCGTTCTTAGTGTTGGTTTTAGCCAAATCTGCAATACGATGTAGTATTGCTCTAGCATAAGCACTATATATTAAGTTTATGCGTTTTGACATCGAAGCGACACCTTGGCCTACTTTGTCGTCAGCGTCCCAACCTTCTTTTGGCACAAATTTTCCCTGTTTCTTGTTGATGAATTTAATTGCTTCATCGAATGGTTCAAATGGTTCATTCAATTCAGATAGTGATGCGTTATTGTCACCCATTTTCTTCTGCAATGATATTATGTATTGCTGATAATGGTAACTCAACTCATCCTGTGAAATCATTAAAGCACCTCCGTGAGATAGTTTACGAAAACTGTGGTCATTACCAAAAACTGCCTTACAAAAACCCCTAAGAAAGTCTTGTGTGAGTAGGTTTCGTTTCGGTTTGGTGAATTTCACGGTGTTTTTGAGGTACCTTTTGACTAAAGTTTGCGCAGTCATCTTCGGGTCATTACTGACCTGTTGTTTGATGAGTGGCACATCACTGTACAATTGGTTCACATTAAATAGTTTCTCAGGACATGATAGTAAGTCGGCGTTAATTTTAATAGTTCCGTCTTGCACTGCGGGTAATGCATTGGCACATGTGTAAAGGCTCGTTTGTGTCATCTCATTAACAGTGCGTACAATTGGTTTCACTATTTCAAGCGCTATGTCTGGAATCACTGGTGCGGTGACAATCTGATTGTCGACGATCGCAGTAGGAATTTGTAGTTCAGGTTTGTTTTCGAGTGCAT